AGTTTTTTGAAAGGACCACATGATTTAGAATATGAAAAAACATTTATGCCATTTTGTTTGTTATCAAAAAAAAGATATGTTGGTATGCTTTATGAACATGATCCAAATAAAGGAAAAAGAAAAGAAATGGGTATTGTATTAAAACGTCGTGATAATGCACCAATTGTAAAAGATATATATGGTGGCATTATTGATATATTAATGAAAAAACAAAATATTCAAGAAGCAATTGATTTTTTGAAAAGTTGCTTGCAAAATATGGTAGATGAAAAATATTCAATGGATAAATTAATTATTACAAAATCATTACGTTCAGGATATAAAAATCCTCAATCTATTGCTCACAAAGTATTAGCAGACCGTATTGCTGCTAGAGATCCTGGTAATAAACCAGGTCCTGGAGATAGAATACCTTTTGTTTATGTAAATGTTTCAAATAAAAAAGCGTTACAAGGAGAAAAAATAGAAACGCCAACATTTATTATTGAAAATAATTTAAAAATAGATTATTCATTTTACATTACAAATCAAATAATGAAACCTGTTCAACAAGTGTTCGCTTTAGTTTTGGAAAAAATATGGGAATTACAAAAAAAAACAAATACAAAAGGAAAAAAATTTAAAAGAGATATAGATGCATTGCAAAAAACTATTAATGAAGAAAAATTTGAAGAAAAGTTAGAACAAATGAGAAATAAAGAAGTAAAAGCGTTATTATTTGACGAATATTTAATAAAAACAAATAATGAAAAACAAGGTCTTCAAAATATTAAAAATTATTTTTGCAATAGATAATAATTATGTGAGAATTTATATGATAATTTATATGAGTGTTATCTTACGTATACATAATTTATACTATTAAACATAATAATAATAATAAAAATAATAATAATAAAAATAATAATAATAAAAATAATAATAATAATAATAAAAATGATATAGAATTTTTTGTATAAATTTAATTATGGATGCATTTAATATCATACAAGTATCTTTATTATCAAAAATAATTAATGAACCATCAAATTTGTTTATAAATCCATGTATGACAATATGTTTAATAATTTTTATATTTCTAAAAATTATTCCTCAACAAATTAATGACTATATAAATAAAACAATTAAAGAATATTTTTTTTATGAAAATGAATGTAGTGTTATAATTCCGTTTCATATAAAATCATATATGACATATGGAACATCAAAATCATTTGATAAAGTATTATACAGCAATAGATTTCATGCAATTAATTATCATATAAAAAAATATCATTTAAATAATTTATTATCTTTAACAGAAATTATAAATTTTGAAAATACTAAATATATTGAGTGTAATACTGATTTTGTTTTACTTCCAAATGATAATCAAAAATTTTTAATAAATGAAACTAAACAAATATATGTTGAAATTATTTTGGATACTAATAATGATAACAATAATAGTTCATCAGAAAAATCAAATCTTAAAAAAATGTATATATGTAAATTAACAAAAAAAGGTAAAAATTCTATAAAAGATATTAATATTTTTTTACAAAAAATAGAAAAAGAATATGAAAATGACATTATAAATGAAAATGTTCAAATGATTTTTGAATATAAAAGATCAATAAAAGATGAAGATGATAAACAAAAAATAATTTTTAATGAAACACCATTTAAAACAAATAAATCATTTGATAATATTTTCTTTGAAGAAAAAAATAATTATATTAATTTTATTAATCAATTTATTGAACATAATGAAGATATAAAAAATAACTATGAAAAAACTGGTAATCCATTTAAAGCAGTAATATTGTTATATGGTCCTCCTGGTTGTGGTAAATCGTCATTAATTAAAGCAACAATAAAAAAAACTAAACGTCATTGTATTTTAGTACCATGGACAAAAATAAAAACATGCAATGATTTTGTATCTCTGTTCCGTCCTATAAAAATTAATAATAAAATTTATAAACAAAATGAATTAATTATTGTGTTTGAAGATTTTGACGCTAATGAAAATGAAATTATAAAAATACGTGAAGGATTAAAAAATAAAGAAATAGTTAAAAGTATTAAAAATAAAGAATTTAATAATGATAATTCTACTTTTGATTTTAAATTATTACAAACAAAAATAGAAGATGAATTAAATCTTGAATATATATTAAATGTTTTGGATGGAATAGTAGAATTAAATGAAACAATTGTATTTTTTACAACAAATGATATTAATGCGATTGATCCTGCTTTAAAAAGAAGTGGTCGTGTAAATTATATTCTTAATATGGAATGTGCAACAAGAAAAATTATAAAAGAAATGATGTCTTATCATTTTTCAGTTTCAATAGAAGAATTAAAAAAATATACATCACAAATAAATAAAATACCTGAATATAAAATTTCTTTTTCGGATATTTCTGAGATATGTAATCAGACAAAAAGCATTGAAGAATGTTTACAAAAAATATTAAAATTAGTAAAATAATATTGAAATGTATAAAATAAAAATATATTTTTATAATTTAATAATTTAATAAAAATATAATTTAATAAAAATGCAAAATAATATAAAAAATTGCAAAATTTACCAATAAATAAATTTCACAATTCATTATTTCACTTTGTAAAAGTATTATTGCAGATAATATTTCTTGAATGTACAATAATGCAAATAATAAAATCCATTCTTTTTTTAAACAATGATTATACATGAAAAGTAAAATACTTATAAAAACAATAAAACAAAAAACAAAATGAACTTGATTATAATGATCATATAATAAAACTCCATAAATTCCAATTAATAAAAAAATAATACAAAAAAATGAAAATGCATCATGTCTTGTGATTTCATAGATTAATGTTAATAGACCCATAATAATCATACAAATAAATACAGATTGATTACAATTCTCATCTTTAATAATACTTGAAATTGATTTATCACTTTTTTCATAATAACAGCAAACATTATAAATTGCATAAAAATATGTTAATAGCATAAAAATAAACAAAATATTTTTGGTTATTTTCATTTATAAAATAATATAAAAATATTTTATATAATAATTGTATATTATATCAAATGACATTTACATTCACAATAATTTCAACAATAAAATATTTTTTGTTTACTAGTAGCAATAACCATTTATTTTATATTAATTTTTATTTTTGGTTTTTTATGAAATTATTACTTTCTTTATATTATGGAATAAATATTTATTTTGTATCACATGGTTTTTTAATGTGGTCATTTTGGGAATATCTATATCATCGTTACATAATGCATGGATTAAAAAATACTGTTTATTATCATAAATTACATGGTTATCATCACTTATATCCAACAAAAATCTCTCATATACCTATATTTCAATACATAATTGTTTCGCCAGTATTTTTTATTTCTTCTTATTACATAAACCCATCATTTGTTTTTTCTTATGCAATAGGTCATTTATCTGGTTTATTTTGTTTTGAAAAAATGCATTATTTTATTCATAATGATGTTAATAAAGAAAAAAATTATACTAAATATCATTTATATCATCATAAATATCCTAATAAAGCATTTTGTTTTACAACGCCTTGTTTTGATATTTTATGTGGAACGTTTCCAAATGAATTATTTTCTTATAATTTTATAGGTATTTTACCTATTCCTTATATTAGTTTTTATGGTATAAAAGAGCGTATATCTAACGAATAATTAATATATTACTTGTTATCCAAGTTCCTAATAAAATCCACATGTTTTCTATAACAGTTGTTGAATTTACAATAACCCATCTTAGACCACGACAATGTGGAGTACATACAATAAATGGAGATATTACAAATCCATACAATGTTTTTGGAACACATATTTCTGTATAAACATGTGCCGCTATATAATGTAGAATCATCCAAAATAAATAAAAACTAGAAAATTTTACAATAACAATTGTATATTTATAACTATTTTCAAAAATAGTTATTTTGTTTATTGTTTCATTATTGTCTTCTTTATTTATTTCTTTATTTATTTCTTTATTTATTTCTTTATTTATTTCTTTATTTATTTCTTTATTTATTTCTTTATTTATTTCTATATTTCTTTTACTTTCACTTTTCATAATAATTTTAATGTTTTTAAATCTTTATATATTTTTAAATACTATTCAATTTTATTATAAATTTTATTATTTTTTATTAATTTCTTCTTTGAAATGTATTATAAATAGTAAATACATAATCATTTGCAATATTACCAGATATGTCTTGAGGTAAATTTAACAGCGTATTTATATCATCTGTAAAACCATTTTGCATATAATTATCAAAAATAGTATTTACATTATTTAATAAACTTGTTGTTTCATTTATTTGATTCGGTTCTTCTATTTCCATTTGAGAATCATACATTTCATCATTTTCATTAATTTGATTATTTTCATTAATTTGATTATTTTCATTAATTTGATTATTTTCATTATTTTCATTATTTTCATTATTTTCATTATTTGTATAGTTTCTTATATCATATCTACAAACAGGACATACTACATGTGATTGAAACCAAGTGCGTAATTGTTCCCTTTTAAAAATATGATTACAATAACGAATTATAGTTACATCATCTGTGTCATTAAAATTCTCTAAAGAAATAGGACAACATGTATTACGTGGATTTAATATATCACAATATCTTACATTTCGTGTAGCTAATTCAATTTGACGATTTGTAGGAAATATTTGAACAGGTTGTAAAAAATTATTAAATAATTGTGAAAAAGAATTAATAGTAGGATTACTTGTTGTATGTTCTCTAGGTTGATTTGAATAATTATATCTAAATCGTCTTGAATTTCGTGTTTGAGGTATTGTTCTACTAGTATTTTGTATTCCAAATGGATTTGCATTTGTATTTAAATTTGCATTTGTATTTAAATTTGCATTTGTATTTAAATTTGCATTTAAATTTGTATTTAAATTTGTATTTAAATTTGTATTTGCATTATTGTTTAATAATTGTACTATTAAATTTTGAATTCGTCTATTTGATTCATTTAAATTATTAATAAAATTATTTTGATTATGTATTTGATTTAAATTATCATTATACATATTATTTAATATATTAATTAATAATAATTGTTCATTTGATAAAGCATTATTAATTTGTTGATTCATATTATAATATAATATATTAAATATGTTTAAATAAATATCAATATTATTAATTAATGAATATTAATAATTACAAAGGAAAAGGATTAAGTG